TCTGTTTCAGCATCAAGACCATGAATTGCTTTCAAGTCTTGTGCGAGTTCTAAAGAGTACTCAGCTTTTAATGCACGGCTTTGAGCAGTTACAGTAACTTTCTCAATAGAGAATGCCATCTGTGCAAATGCTGTGTTGCTGTCAGAACCAAGATACTCAGCAGTAGCTGTTGGCAATGCAATACCAGTTGTATAAGTGTTAGCCGCTAAAGTTGCAGATGTTACAGGGTTTGTGCCTGTATCGGTTGCAGTTGTACCAGCGAAACCGTATGGGTTACCAGCAGAACCTTTACCAGAGAACATTGTGTTGGCTTCATTGAAGAATGCCTCATCACCACCTTGGTTAACATACTTAGCACGCATTGCAAAAATCAAACCGGTAGGACCAGTCATTGGCTGAACGCCAGCAACGTCATAAGCGATAAGATTTGGGAGAGCACGGCGAACCAAAGAAATCAAGATTGGGTCAAAGTTCTGAACACCACCAGTGATGTTTGTTGGGCCGGCAGAGTTCTCATTGAGAGATTGCATCTGAGCCGCATCTTGACGCATAGCTTGTTGTTGGTTTTCCAAAACAAGTGCTGTAACAGCTTTCTTGTATGGGTCTTTGATGGCTTCTAATTCTGGATGCTCCAGAACAGGTTGCCATTTCTTTTGTAGTTCTTCTGTCAAATACATTTTTTATTCCTTTTTATTGTATTTTACTTCATAGTTTGTGAAATGGTTTTTGCATAGATATTAATTGAAGGATCATCAGAGATTACTTTCTCTTTCTTTTCTTCTTCTACTAATACCTCATCTAAAGCAGATGAATCAGCAACTTTAACATCAGACTTGAAATATGATTCTTTCAATGTCGATAGTTTGGTAGCAAATTCTTCATCAGTAGTGAACTCTACACCTTCTGCAAGTGATTTCAGTTTTTCTACTTGAGTCTGCGTAAGGCCTTCACAAGCTGCGTAAATAGCCTCAAACTTCTTATGCTCATTGAGTTCTTTCTTCATCTCAATGGCAGATTTGATTTGTTCGTTGTAAGCTTCTTCAAGTTCTTCAACTTTAGAAGTGAGTTCTTCAACAACATCTACCTTGTCGGTAGGAATGTCAATGTAATGCTCTTCAAACAAACCTTTTAATCCTGTAATAAAATCTTCAACGATTTCGGCACGGAGGCCTTTCTCGATGGCGATTTCGTTGTCTTTGACCCATTCTTCAACCATGTAGTTGAGATAGTCATCAACCTTAGCAGCCAAATCTTCTTTAACTTCTTCAATGGCGGTTTCAAATTGTTCCATTAATTCAGCTTCGGCTTCAGCAATAACTTCTTCAGCACGAGCAATAACGGCAGCTTCAAAAATGGTAGTTGCTTTAGAAACAAATTCTTCAGAGAGATTTTCGCCCGTAAACAGAGCGTCCATATCTTCCTTCATTTTTTCTTTCATTTTCATTTTTTTCATCATTGCCTTATCTTCTGCCTCATCTTCGTGACCTTCGTCTTTTTCTTCGGCTACTACTTCTTCGTCAGATTCGGTTTCTTCGTATTGTTGAACACCAACAGAACCTTTGTTTAAAGGCATTTGATTTTTGCCAGTCTTGCCTTCAGGTTGTTCGATTGCAACACCATCAGACTGTTGTGGCTGGCCTTTGAGTTTCTTCATTGGTTCGGAACCTACAGGTGGTTTTGCACCTGGAGCAGTTGCTGTTGGTGTACCTTTTGTGTAGTCAGGATTTGCATCGGTGGTTTTGAGTGGTGTGTGACCAACATCTTCTTCACCGGTACCGTAGGCTACATCGCCAGATAGTTTGGCTGGTTTATCTTGGCCACTTTGTTTACCAGAAACATTACCCGAAAGAATGTCTTTAGCGGCTTCGGACAGATTAAATTTTCCCATTTTGAAAATCTCCTTGATTTATATTGGATATTTATATTTAAAGTTTTTTGACGAGTGATTCCCAAATGCGTAGACTTACTTTCTCTATATCTGCTTTAGAAGCTTCTTGAATCGCCTTCTTTGCCTGAGTATATTGTTGTTCTGTCCATACACCGTTTACCATCACCCATTCTTTGCCTTCCATGATACCTTGAACGAAAGCATTTGGAGCAGAGGGGTCTGCTACAATATCCGCCGCTGTGGCTAGATGAAAATCATCTTGAACTATGTTGATGCCATTAACAGATTTAAGAGAACCCATACCACGGGACGATACACCAATTTGTGCACCGCCTTCGATAAGACTCTTAACTATGTTTCCCATAGGTGTGTCAAGAATTTTTGCTTTGCCTATCCAATCATTACCTTCTTGACGGAGGCCCACAACCATGTGTGATACTCTGTCAAGATTGATAGATGGGGTGTCTGGATGTCCCAGCTCACCAAAGGCACGATTTTTATTAATATATTGTTCGGTGTATCTTTGCACTTCTTTGGCCATGGTCTCTTTGAGATATTTGCGGCCATTGCGGTTTACCACTTCTGCTTGGAGAAATGGACCCTCGATGAACAAAGTTTTCTTGCCGTCTTTTTCTTCAGCAAGATATTGTAGTGATTCGGTGACTTCTGTTATTAACTTCATTGTAGCCCCATTGCTTTTCGTTTTCTTAATGTCATCGTTCTTTTTCGTAATGCTTGTCTTAACTTAGAACGCCTTTTAAACTTAGAACGCCGTGCCGCCATTTTACGGCGCCTACGTTCTTGTGGTAACATTCTTACGAGCTTGCCACCACGAATTGTAAAACCTGGTACAGCCGACTTCTTAACTCTCCGTTGAACTTTTCCTGCACGAAACCTTACACGAATAAGTTTAGTTCTTCCCATCTTTTGCACATTGGCTTCAGAAATTTCTTCTTCTTCAATTTCAAAATCATCATACATCTCAGCTGTAATACGCAACTTAACTTGGTTTAATCTTTCGTTAACCAAATCTTGTATGCGTTGATTCAAAACTTCTTTTGCTTCAACTATTTTATCCTGTAATAGTTTAGAAACAAAATCTTTCATTACGGAGTTACACCAAAAGGAGGATAGTTAAATGCAGCTGGATCAGTAAACTGGCCAGAACTATAATATTGGTTATTCTTATGTAACTCAATAATTAATGTATAAGATGCATTAGCGGTTGTACCAACGGTCGTAATTGTTACGTTACCTGTAGGACCAACAGCATTGTTTGGTATTGCAGGTAATTGATATTGTGGATTTGTATCACCAGCACCAACACCTAAAGCATAAATTGTGGCATCACTTGTAGTACCTTGCCATTTTAATTGTAGATGACCAACTTCTGCATCAACATTATAGAGAACACGAGAAATTGTAAATGCTGAATTAGCAAAACCAGGAGCAGTTGTGTTGCCTGCCTGATATGGTAAATTGTTGGCATTCAAAGCACCAGACAAAGCTCGTGGATCAATAACAACTGTTAGAGCTTCATTTCCGCCAGCGGTATCAAAAATACCGACCCGTTTAATCACGGTGCGTTTTGTTGTGTCAACTAAAATTTGTGTGCTATTTGATGTTGCCATTTTTTTGTCCTAGTTAATTTTCTGTTTCTTCGTCCATGCTACCCGTAGAGGACCATTGCATGGCTGTATATGGAACGGTTACATATTTATTAATTTTATCCACATAGTAAAGTGCCACTCTTTGATTACCAGGAAACTGGCGAATTGATTTACGTTTCATAATTAAAACGGCAGGAGGATCCATAGGCATACCATGGTCTTCCTTTTCATTCAAAGAGCGGAGTTCTTTAAGTGTTTTCAACTGGTGATTCCTGTTCTTCTTGTTCTGGTTGTTTGATTAGATTCATTGCAATCTCTTGCTTCTTCATATCAATATGACCCATTACACGGTCATGAATATCTGAATATAATGCATCACGCATTTCTTTAGCATTATCTTGTGCTGCGTAGTCTATAATTTGTCTTGTATCTGCCATTTTATCTCCAATTTCAATATTTATAATATTTGTTTCAATTTAACAAATGTACCAGGTGACTTTTCTTCTTGTGTCTGGTTCTGTTGTGCTTCTCTTTTTTGCAGCTCCATTTGGTGTTCTGCATCAATCGGATTCATTGGTTGGCTTGGTACTTGTGACATTAGTTGTTGTTGTGCCACATCATTCATAACACCAACCGGTAAACCCATACCAATTTCTTTTTCTTCATCAATCTCACTTTGCATTTCTTTAATCTGGTCATCTGTCAAACGCAATACATTACGTTGAATCCATGCTTGTGAGAAGTAACGACCGGTATATGGGTCTACGGCTGACAAGAGAGATAATCTTTCTCTCATCAACTCAGCATCTTTAAGTTCACTAAAGTTATTGTCTTTAATGAAATCATAGTAGATGTGTTCTTTAAACTGGTCCCACTCATCAGCGGTACAGATACCTTTTAATACACATTGCACACGGAGTGCCTGATTAAAGATATCAGAAAACTTGTTACGCAAACGGTCAACAAACTTTGCAAACTTTAATTCATCTCGTGTAACTTCTGCAACACGACCAATAGAGAAACCTTGATTAGGTTCTAAACGTGAAATAGGTACACTTAATGAGTTATATAATTTCTTTTGAAAGTATTTAACATCTTCTAACTCACCTAAGTTTTGACCACCAGGTAATGTAGTAATCTCAGTACCTTTACCGCCTTCACGGCGTGGCAACCAAAAATCTTCCATCATTGATAAGAATTTACGGTCATCACGGACTTCACCTGTCTGTGCATCGTAGACAAGTTTGTTTTTATACTTGACCATAATATCACGCAGATATTGTTCGGCTTTTAACTTAGGTAAATTACCTACGTCAATATAAAAAATACGGCGTTCAGGTGCTCGTGAGATACGATAGATAACTGTGGCATCTTCAATCATTCTTAATTGATTG